AGTGACTGATAGAGTAGGCTAGTAGGGCTACAATAGCAGCTTTAAATGGATCTTGGAAGTAGATAAGACCACCCCAGAAACCGACACATTTCGGACAGTCCAACAACCAACTAAATCTTACTTCCCTTATACCAAAGTGATCCTTTATAACCTGTATTGGCTGAAACCAGCTTGCGAACATAACTGCTAATACTGCAGCTCCTACTAACTCTACCAGTGTATTCATGATTGTAATTCTTCTAGATATTTTCTAACCTCTGTTCTAACGTCTTTTACAAACCTAGCTCTTTCTAGCTGTTTAGACTTTACCTTTCTCCCTTGCATATAATTGCGGAGAAATTCATAGCCACGTTTTAACCCTAGTCCAATACCGGACACTACCGCTAGTATTCCTAAGGTGTATATGATTATATTCACGATTTCCATTTTAATAAGTTTTACAAGCTCTTTTTAGTCTATTCTTTAGAGTAGTCCATTGACGGGTAATATCCTTTTCTGGAATGTCGTACTCCTGGCATATGTCTTTTACTTTCTTACCTGAGAATATCTTTTGCTCTACTAACCATCGATCTATCATACTGAGTTCGTTATCGTAGAAGTACCTAAGACATTTCATCTTACCTTCTAGCTCTTCACCATCTGATAACTCATAACTACTCTCATACCTGACTTCTCCGTATGAGTTAATAAGTTCTCTTTCTTTGATTAGAGGTCTACGATACTTACTATAAAACATAGAGGTAGAAGACTTAACCTCCATAGCCATTCCACGTGTAAGATAATGCTCTATACCTCCATCTGTGTATAGCTTCCATTGCTTCTCTAAAGGTAAATTATAAAAGTACGAGACTATATGGGCTAAGAGATCTTCGCGTGAGTATTGCGCTGCATGAGTACAAACTTTAACAGAGTTAATCTCCATTTGTTTATACCCACCATCACTCCACCACTTATCGATTAGAGCTCTCTTCTCAGTATCAGAGTAATTCGAACCCATCGACTCTTTTACTTTCTTCTTCATACTTCTCGATGATCATGTTCTTATACATCTCTAATTTAAGAAGCATATCTGGATTAGTATTGAAAAACATCTCCTGCCATTTCTCTTCTGAGTAGTGTACTGGATGATTTAGGTCTTCTATTTTAGGTAAGTCTCCTGCTTTAGTAATTTCTTGACTCATAATATCTTTTATAATACTTAGTATACAATATACGAAAAAATTATATACTATCAAACATTTTATCAAATAATTCTATAGTTTCTTTTTGAGATCTAGATATACCTTTAGTAGTTATTATACTATCTTCTACTATTACTATATCTTCTACTTTAACTTTATCTTTATCTTTATCTTTATCTGTGTAGCAAACATTAGTTTTGCTTGAATTTGCTTTAGCAAAAGTTAACAAAGCATTATCTTTTAATCTTTGCTCTTCTTTGCTTAGATTTGCTTGAGTAGTATCTCCACCCCTTTTACCTGCTTCAGATCTCTTCTTAGAGATATCAGCCATACGATCTAACTCAGCTTGATAGGTAGACCATACTACCTGTACCGTACGAGAGCAATTTGAGATATTTACAGAGCCGTTATTTTTATGCTCTACTAATAGACTCAGTACCTCTACTAATTCTTCTTTCTCTAATAATTTAAAAGACTCTAACCATTCGTCTTTAAATCCAGTCCACAATTTAGTTTTCATTTTACTTTAAAAAGAAGAACCCTCCAAAGGGGCCGGTCGAGAACGGACACCCTAAGGAAGGCTCAAATATTTTTATTAGGGTCTCGACTCCCTTATAATGATAATTATACTCTAATATATGAAAAAGGCCCCGAAGGGCCAACTTTCTTATGAAAAAAAGTAAAAGGTGAGATCGGCAACCTGCTATTAGTATAATTAACTCGTATGGCAGTGAGGATAGAGAACAGGTATTACTGTCCGATCTCTAAAAGGAAGTGGAAAACCTACAAGTACATGGGAAACTCAAAAACCACTCCCTACCCTTTCTATTAAATATACGAAAAAAGGCCTTAGGAATCAACCCTGGCCTTTATATTTTTTTCTATAATTTTTTGAGCTCTTTAGACTTGAGGTCTTACTCTTGGCGTGAACTCCTGGTCTAGATATTTTAGGTTTATCTAGTTTCTGGGTTGTTGTTTGTCCTTTTGCCACTATTACGTAAAAGGAACGTAAAGAGTTTCTAAATAATTTGTTATCTCAGCAATCTGAGTACCATTCATTACAAATGGATATCTGATAAAGCTTCCTATATCAAATCTAACTAAAGTAGTACCGACATTAGTCTCATCAGCTCCGCTATATGCAACACCAATAGTATTAGTACTTGTAAGTGTGCCGTTCTTATAAGCCGTAAACCCTGTTAGACCGCCATCAGGATATACTGTTATAGCCATACAGGTAAATCCACTTGTATTATATCCAATAGTGGTATTTGTGTAATCAGATCCAGCTCCTTGATTGATACCTACTGTAAATGTGTACCCTGGATTACCACCTGGAGCATCTTGGTACCCTAAATTTACACCAGCAAAATTAACAACATTATCTCTAGTATCTTCATCAATACAGTTACCGTAAACTAGAAAGATAGTTACCCCGCTATTGTTAGCATCATAAGCATCGGTATAAGTATCGTCTGCCTCATTATCATCTAATCCATCTACTACATATCCAATACTACCTTGACTAGCTCCTCCATTTCTTGTCATAAGACTATAAGGAGAAGAACCCCAAAGACTACCTTTATTGTTACTCCCAAAATTATATAGTACACCGTAGCCATCGGTGCTTAAACTTCTCCATCCAGCTAGATTAGGAGCAGCAGGTTCAAAATATATATCAGGAGATCCAGCTACAGTCCATAGAGGAGTCAGCTCAGGAATAAAAGGCTGATTAGAGACAGAAAAGGCAGACTGTATAAACATGATTAATTTTTTCTTAAGAGTTTTTTTACGTTTAGAGCTATAGCAGTCAATAGAAGAACTACTGTCAGAACTTCAGAGATAGGCATTAATACACTTCCTAGTGCTGCAAAACTAACTACGTTTTCTACCGATGTATCGTGCATGTCTGTTAATTTTCTCCGGTTAATAAATTTAATAAACCTTCTGGAGTATCACCAGTTACATAAACGATTTCGTTAGTAACGTTATTTTTAAAGCCTACAGTTACTTCATTAAAGTTATAAGGTACCCAGTTAGCTCCTAATACTCTTAGTATATAAGAATTACAAGCATCAGAAATGTAAGGTATAATATCTTCTCTTGTCATGATAATCCGTATAAAGCTTTATCGTAATCGTAGTTCTGAAGTACTTCATCAGCAGTTAATGCCTTATTTTTATATACTCTAAGGTTGCCGGCTCTAATATTAAATCCTGTACCGTTATCAACCACACCTACTCTCATTCTCCAGTCAACTGGTGCATTTACACGGTTACCGGTATAGCTAGTAGAAGTATCTAACACACCGTTGAGGTATAGTTTAGCAGTTTTAGCTGTATCATCATATACCTGAGCTATATGGTACCAGTTACCTTGAGAGAGAGTTGTAGTTGTACATAATACAACAGGAGAGGCAAATATACCAATAACTCCTCTAAAGCCATTAGTACATCCTTGAGGCCATCCTATAGTCTGAGCATCACCACGATAAGCTTGCCATACACCATCATCATTCCAACCTCCTCCTGTTGTTTCAACGAATACATATCCTTCAGTGGTCATAGTAGCCTGATTGTAAACAGAAGTAGTACTATTAGACCACCATCTTGCAAACCAAGCATTAGCTCCATCACTTCCTCCTAATGTATAATAATCTCCAGTCTTACTAACACTACCAGTAGCATAAAGATCATTACCATTACCAGTAATATCAGTCCAGGTAGAAGTATCGCCAGAAGCGACTTCCCAGAAAGCTGTTAAACCATCTGTTACGTATCCTGGAGCTGCAGGTGGATTGTAGCTTAGTATGTTAGGTCCTATAAAATGTATTCCAGCCATGATCTTATACTGTTACTAAATCAAACTCTTTTAATCCACAGCTATTAGCAGCTGCCGTAAATATTCCAAACGAAGTCCAAGTTGAACCGTTAGTACTATAAGAAATAGTAACATCAGCCTCACGGAAACCTCCTCCATAGCTTACATAGAATCTAACTTTAGTCATAGATCTATCTGTACCGAAATCTTTATCGATTGGAGTAAGTGTATCGTAGTATCCTGGCTGTCCTAGAGCTCCTGGAATTATACCTGAATCTGAACAGTTATCTGCTGCATCTGTTCTAAAGTTATACCACGTAGCAGTAGTATCGTCGTACATATCAATTCTAGCAACTCTAGGGTGGTGAGTAGCTGAACTAGGTACATATGTAACAGTGTATCTCCAGTATCTAGCAGCTGTAGGAGTTACAGCAGTAGTATATTGATCTCTGATTGCATTATAGTTTTGAGTAATCTCTGCCCCGCTTAGTACTTTATTGTATACCATCACAGCTGAGATTCTACCTTTAAACAAGTCACTTAATGAAGGAGCTTTACCTATAGTGAATGTAGATTTACTGCCGTTAGGTGTACTTGTAGAAGTAGAAGTAGTTACTAGATCTACAGGAGCCGTAGCAGCTGTACCACTACCGGCACTCCAATCATTTGTTGCTGTTACAAAATACCATCTACCGTTACTTAATCCACCAGCATTAGTATTAACAATATTAAAAGCATTATCTAGACTATCCCAAGGCTGTAAAGCAAACTTATTTAGCGAAGATAATACCTGAGCTTTCACTCTCCAGGCACCGTTACTATTACTATCATTTCCTACAATATAACTTACTGAAGGAGTACCGAAAGTAGTAATATATACCAAAGCCTGAACCGTCATTGCTCCACCATTACTTACCTCTGCTAAAGTAGAGTTTGTAACGCTAAAGTAAGCATTACTATCAGAAGTACTGTCTATAGAGAAGTAAGCAGGAGTGTTAGTACCAGCAGCACCATAAGAAGGAGTACTCTGATAGGCTAAATTAGCACCAGTAGAACTTAAGTCTGTCCAAGTAGTACCTGATCCAGGATAAGAATCAGTATTAGTAGCATCCCAATAGCCAATAAGACCATCTGTTACCCAGGCAGGAGCTGGTACTGCTGTCTCTGCAGCATATTGCATTTGTGATAAAATTCCGTGTGCTAACATATCTTATAATCCTGTATATCCAATTGATTGCCAATAAGCGTATTGTGAAGCTACTTCTGAAGAGTTTAGTTCAACATTATACATTCTGTGTGTAGCCACTCTAACTTTAGGATTTCTATTTCCAGCATCACCTCCTACAGTCATGTAGTAGTTAGTAATGTTACCCTGTCCTTCAGTATTCCAGTTGGCAGCAGTTAAACGGTCTGTGAATGATACACTATAAGGAGTACCGTTCACATAACATTTGTTATTAGACGGAGTAGAGGTATAAGTATATACTAAATGGTACCAAGTACTAGCATAAACAGGAGCATTTGTAGCTGCATAATAGTTTGGAAATGCTGGTAATATACCTCCCGTACCTACCCCTCCTACTTGGGTATCATACTGCCATACATTCTGTATCATAGCTCTGCTACTATTACCAGCTAAATCACTACTAACCCATACACCAACGTGGTCGTGGAATTTTTCACTGACAGTAAAGTATAATACCATCTCGACAGTAAAAGGAGTAGTAAAGCCAGCTTCAACAGGAATCTTACTACCTGCACTCATCTGAGCATACATATAAGATCCTCCGTTTACAAAAGAAGCATACTTACCACCAGCACCATCAGTACCCTGGCTTACAGTTCCTACTCTGGTTAGGTTATTACTATAATCAGAATTATCAGTTACTGTAGATCCTCCATCCCAGGTATTATAATTATAATCGTATATAAGCCCGGTAGTGATTTGACCTCCTCCTGCAGAATATAATTCTGTACTGCCTAAGTATAAAGCAGAAACTTCTGAGGAGCCTAAGTAAAAACTAGCTCCGGATATATCTGTACTACCGAGGTATAGTCCCATAGTCTATGCTTTTATTTTAAATTAATACACCGTATTAGATTACGATGTAGAATGTGTTTGCGTCTGGAGTAAGACCAGAGTATTCTGCTGCAGTACAAGTAACGATATGCTGTACTTCTGCTGTACTAGTATAAGTATCAGTTGAGTTAGTGATAATGCCTGTTACGTCAGCTCCAGCAATAGCTTGTATATATTCTCCTGAGCCTAAGTATACAAAGGAGATCATATTCAGAGCTGATACATCATAGCTACCTATCTTCTTAACTACTGTACCACCGCTTACCGTTGGCTCAGTTGCATCATTGTGATACAAGATAGCAGATGCTCCGATTACCTTAGTAGAAGAACCATCGATAGTAATATTACCAGTTAATGGTGTACCACTAGTTCCGTAGATCTCTCCAATTTGGTTCTCAAAGAGTAAGTTACCTGATTCAGCACTACCTTCTACTGCTGGAGATATACCCGCTATGCTAACGATTACATTTGCTCCAGTGTATATGATTGTGATGATATTCAAGTTAGAAGCTGAATAAACACCTAATGTCTTGTCTACTGTAAGACCAGAGATAGTAGGAGCAGTAGCATCGTTGTGATAGATTACTGCAGTACCGCCTGTTACAGCTCCTGTACCTGATAAAGTAATATTACCGGTAGCTGGACTTGCTGCTGTATTATAAACAGTAGCGATTGAGTTATCAAATACTACCGAAGTAACTCCTGTATCTGTAGTACCTGTTGTAACTACACTAGCAAAGGATAAATTACCTCCACCATCAGTAACAATCGCTTGACCGGTTGAACCATCTGTAGAAGGATATACTAAGCTAGCGATAGTAGCTTTAGGAGTAGTTAAGACTCCAGTAGAAGGATTGTAAGCAAAGTCTCCAGGAGTATCTCTGTTTACGTTATTAGTACTACCTTCAAATAATATATCGTAGTTATTATTATCTGTAAGCTCTCCAATAGTTACTTCAGTAGCACTAGTAGCACTAGTAGCAGTACCGGCACTAGCAGCATACGTTGCATAAGAAGCAGAAGTAGCGCTAGTAGCACTTAAAGCACTGTCTGCAATTACTGCATGAGAGGCTGAAGTAGCTGTGTCTGCATTACCGGTTAAGTTACCAGTTACTGTTAGAGTAACACTTCCTATACCTCCCAAAGATGCTGCAGTACCACCGCCGTAATACATTGATATACCGTTATTTGCACCAACATCATATAGATTAACAGCATTACCACCAGCAGCTTCAAGTTGGATAGCAGGATAATCAGCTCTTAATTTGATATCACCACCAGTAGCTCTTATTAGAATATCATCACTTGTGTCGATAGATCCTGTTACGATGATATCACCTCCGGCAGATGTAATGTTAATATCACCTGTTCCAAGTGTTCCTAAATCTAAGTTAATGTTAGGATATGAAATTATTTGTTGTGTAATAATACCTCCATTGGCTATAATAGCAGCTGATGCAGTAACACCACCAGTAACCTGGAAGTCACCAGTCATCGATACTTTAGTACCGTCGTCAGTAAGTAAGGAATCTGTTAAGTGGTGATTGCCGTTACCTTTCTGTAATTTGTTAGATGTAGGATAAGTCGGAATACCTTTAGTTGAGTATGTAGGACCAAATAAGGATACACCGTAATCTGTAGTACCAGAAGTATATTCGTAGTTCCAGTCGTTAGTTGCTGAATCAAAGAAGAAAGATGCTGTATAGTTTTGAGGAACAGCAGAACCACTATCTTCAACAAGAAGGCCTGCATATCTCTGAGCATCATTAGTATTAAGTATGATAAATGCATCACCAACGATAGTAGCAGATCCTGTTACCGTCTGTACGTAAGCAAATGAACCGGTACCGTTAACGTTGATATTATCAAAAGTTTGAGTACCAGCAAAGGTATTATTGTTTGCTAAGATTGCAAATGCTGTAGAATCTAAACCGTCTAATAATTCGGCATTAGAAGCATAAGAAGCAGAAGTAGCTGTTCCAGCTGCATCAGCGTATAAGGCATGAGAGGCAGAAGTAGCATTAGTTGCTAAAGCAACAGCTCCATCTACATTAGCTCCAGCTACATAAGAAGCAGTAGCGGCAGTACCTGTAGTGTTTTGATTCCAAGTAGGAACAGTACCCTGTAGTCCGCTGTAAGGAGCAGTAGCTGCATAAGAAGCACTTAATGCACTATCTGCATAAGTTGCATAAGAAGCACTAGCTACGGTTGTTGCAGTACCACCGGCAATATATTCTAAGATATTAGTACCGTCAATATTTGTAAGAGTGATAATGTTTAAGCCTCCGTTTTCATAGATACCTAACTTCTTATTTACAGTAGCACCTGAGATTGTAGGCTCACTAGAATCAGTATGATAGATAATTGCTACAGCACCATCAACCTTAGTACTTACTCCATCTACTGTAATGTTACCAGAAGTAGGAGATGCTGCACTACCGTAAATCTCTCCATAAATGTTAGAGAAAAGAATATTACCACTCTCTACAGTAGCTTCACCCTGAGGTACATTTGCTGCATAAGAAGCTGTTAATGCATATGATGCACTAGTAGCAGTAGCAGCACTTCCGGCTGCATCTGCATACAGAGCATGACTTGAAGAAGTAGCTGTATTAGCTGCTAAAGCGTTATCGGCAATTAAAGCGTGAGAAGCTGAGGTAGCAGTAGTTGCACTACCTGCACTACCGGCTGTATCAGCAATTAAGGCATGAGAAGCTGAAGTAGCTGTATTAGCAGTTTGAGCAGTAGTAGCAAAACCGGCGTTAGTAGCATAAGATGCTGTTACTGCTAAGTTCTCAATTAAACTACCAGTACCGTTGGTAATAGTATTACCTGTACCAAGAGTTACTAACTCCTGATACGTATCTTTAATATTCTGTCCTGTTAAATTTGCCATGGCTTACTGTGGTAAATAAGGGTAACGTGAATCATAAATCTTAATACCCGCCTTTACCATTTCTTTTAGATGTGGGGCATAAGTGTCGTACTTGAAAACGATTGGTGATTTGAATTGTACTCCTCTATCAGCGATTAACTGATATAGTAAAGTAGATTCGTTAATCAATGGGAATGTCTGCTGATTTTCGATCAAGTAATTAACTAAGATCTCAGCATAGAATTCTTTCTTATTTTTAACACTCTGACGCTTTACGTCATACATGCTTCTATCCACACTAGAGCTATTCTCACCTCCTTGAGGAGTAAGTAAGCCATTATTACGTGGACGAATATATATTGCTTCAAGTACTTCATAGTATGCTGCATAGAGCAAGAAGTCTTGGATATAATCATCGATTAGGGTTTGATATGCGGCAGGTACTGTTCCTGAATCAACATAAGAGAGAACCTGATCATATAGCTTAGTACCTAAGATACGTTGTAACTCAATATCTTGAGCCTCACGTACGCCATTCTTAATAAGGGCAGAATCTAGATTATCATTGATATCTGTAAACTGTCTTAGCTTGGCTTCTGAGATTAAAAGTGTTGTTGTCATTATACTAAGCTTGGTAATGGTTGGTTAACTGCTTCTGTCTCTGCAATCGGGCTATCAATTAACATACCCGCATTTCTATCTGCCTGTTCGATATCTGCTTCTAGTGCAGCATCATCACCTACTTCAGCATCTGTAGCAGTTACTACATCTACTTCTTCAGTTCCATCTTGATAAAGCTTAAGCTGAATGATACCTAGATTAACTGACTTATTGTAGTTGATATCGAAAATGAGCTGGAAGATATCTAATATCTCCTGCTGCATTGGTTTAATTACTGTGTTTAAAAGTAAGAGATAAGCATCAATCACTTCATCTCTACCACCTAACTGACCTGGTGTCTTAATACCTAAGATCATTGGAGATGTAATTCTATGAGCAGTTAAGATCTTCTGCTCCACCATATCGTTTATAGATGTATAGTATCCGTCTGCTCCGTTTTGTGGAATAGGAGTAATCTCTGGCATTTCCTCTCTGGAAGCCACATCGATATAAAGTAGAGAACCAGCATTATCTGTACCACCGTACTGAGTACGTAGCATGTTTTCGATAACTCTTCTCTCTTCATCATTACTATTTGTAAAAGTGGTAATACTTAAGCTAGGTGCTAATCCGTTCTTTACGTTGTTAACGTGGAAGTTATCCACCTCAGCATCTAGTTCGATCACCTTGAGAGCACCTACATAATCAGGCAGAGGATAATACTCTTGACCTGGACGATATGGTTGTACATAAAGTAGCTGAGAAGGTTGCTCTGCTTTTCTTTTCTCATCAAAGGCTGGGATATAAACAAGGTCGTCAGCACTTAATCTGAATCTACCTTTTTCTCTCCACTCGTTAGATAGGTAATAACCTTCTACTTTACCTCTGTAATCTTTTTCTTTTGATCTGATCATAGAGAAGTCAATATGATAGACTTCAGCAATCTTACTACGATCGTGAGACCAGATGACTTCTAAACTAAAGCCACCAAATGTTTTATAATCAAGAGCTACTCTTTTAAAGATGTCATTCCATGACTGTCCTTCGGTATTTGCTTTATCTAAAAGCCACTCTTGTTCCGTATGTAATCCCTCTCCTACGATACCGTCAACGATAGCGTTAATACAGGTATTGTGGATAGCGGAGTTGTTTAGTAAGTCAATAAGGTGCTGAGGAAATAAGTTATCCTCGCCGTACTTTACGTACTCTCCTTTAGATGACTGCTCTTTAGCATTCCATCTTACGGATGAAGATCTAGGAATAGCCTGGAATTTAAATTTCTCGCTCATGAGTTATAGGTTATATATGAACCGTTCTGGTTTGGACTATAATAAGTAGTAAGCGAACTCTCGTTACTGCCGGAAATGTAAGCCCTTTCTGTAGCTAATAGTTGACCTACTGATTCAGCTCCTGCCTCATTCCAAGTAGTGTCTGCTAAGTTCCATACAACATCGGCTGTATTCCAAACCAAATCGGCTCCTGCGATTAGCTCATAAATGTCGAGTGTATATTGTCCTGTGTTAGCTGGAACAACTGATCCACTAACTGAGGCTACCACCCATTGTTTTTTACTTAAAACAGCCCCATCAAAGGAGCCGCTAGATCTATCGTAATCTTGACTATAGTTAAAGCGAACAGTGTCTATCGATGCTGAAGGTGTTACTTCAGGATAGAAAGCTACCAGTTGATCTTCTGCCGACTTATTTAACTGAATCATTGACTACGCTTGTTATAAATGGTAGGAAAGGGGGGCTATTACACCCCCCAATCTACCGGTTATTTTAGGATACTGTGATACCAGTAAGGACCCCTGTAAGGTCGCTACCGGAGATCTCAGAAGCTGGTTCTGGTTCTTGACCTGTGAAAGTCAAATTGTAGCCATTCAAGTCACCGAATGCAGTTCCGGTAGCACCGGTTCCGCTAAGTAACTGAAGACCATTGTTTTGACCTAGGTAGAAGAATTTACCTACTCCGTCAACTGAACCATTGTTTGTTTCAACGATTACCTTGAGGTTAGGATTCTTGGCAAGTACTCTCACCTGGTTTCTAGTAGAAGACTGCAACTTGAAGAAAACAGCATTAACTGTTTGCTCATAGAATACAGTACCGTTCTCTGGAGTAGAGCTAATAGCCTCGCTATAGTCAGAAGTCTGACGGAATAGTTCGAACTTATAGAATACACCAGATCCAGAAATGTCAGTGATAAGACCTACGTCTTCACCTGTTAAGCCAGCCACAGAACCAGACAGAATATAAAGGTTTCTGATACCGCCAGTGTTGTCACGGCAGCCTAGAGTAAAACCTGAAGTAATATCGCAAGTGCTCATATCTATCTAGTTTTAGTGGTTAGTAATTAGGCGAGGTCGTTAGATACCCAGAACTCAGGATAAGCGATGTTAACACCAAGCTTGAATACAACTCTGTGCTTTAATTGGTCAGAGTTGATGTCGTACCACATTTGGAACTCTGTAAGGTCAGACATAGTGTCAGTACCTACAACGATGTGGCGAGCTGGACCTGCAACTAAACGAGCAGAACCTTCAAGACCTACAGTACCTACAACGCGTACGTTAGTGAATGGGTGAACCATATCCATCAAGCCACCACGGTTAGTGATTGCATTTGGATCGAACCAGTAAGAGTTTGCCTGGCGGATACCAGCAACATACTTACGGAAGCTAGCAACAGACATGAATACAGTTAAGTCATCACGGTCAGCAACGTCAGTTGGGATCTGCTCGATCATAGAATCGATGATAGCCAAAGCGTCGTTAGAAGTGAATGAACCTGTAGCAGCACCTGTAGCAACAACTAGACCAGCAGTTGATCCAGAGATGATAGTCTTAAGACCGTTTACACAGTCACCAGCACCAGTAGTAGCACCCCAAACGAAGTTTTCGTTGCTCTTACGGAATTGGTTAACGATAAGGTCAGAGTAGTCCTGAGCAAGAG